ATGGGATAATACCCATAGGAGTTCATTTGATAATTTGTAGATTTAACGTTTCTACTTACGTTCTAGCAAGCGTGCATTTTGATAACCGCAATATCAAAGGAGTTCTTTCGGCGCCCTGGCTAGTACCCAGGTAATTCCGACGAGTCTTCGCGATATTCGCAACTTTCAGATGTATAATTGTTATAATTTAAAGTTATAAAAATTAAGTTATAAATTTGTTATGTAGTGATTTTACAGTGTTTTGAAGAGCACAGTTTAGCTATGTACCAAGCCTTTTAAGTAAGGTATCTATTTTTCCGTTTAATACACGCCAGTATGATGAATAAAACATCACATAAATTTTTAATTTGTGTAAAATTGATTGAGAATTGGCGATTTTCAATTATTTTCAGTTAGCTTTTTAAAGTAGGGTTGATTCTGAGATTATATGTTATATAACTGAAGTAACATGTTTTCTTATAGATGATATCCGCCCCCCCCCGAGTGGGGATTCCACACAAAAGTTCATAGTGTGGTCTTATCAATATATGACATTTTAGTCTTCTTTTTTTGATTTGTAATATTTCATGAAATGTTTGGTGTGAGACACGAGTACTCGCAAACTTTCAATATGAGATGTTATAATAATTTTTCGAAGATATTTTTCCTTTTATGGACGAGGGGTATAATTTCCTCTTAGGACCACGGTCAAGCAAAATTTAGACAGTAACAGTTACTTACTTTTTAGCAGAATCTCTAGCTGCTTTTAAGTATTGGGTTATTAGTTGAACCAAATAGTTTCATTTTTTCTCTATTGTTTTTAAGAGATAAATAATTTTATATCTTCTTTATGATGATGAATATTAATTTATTTTAGAATGTATTTCCATGAACCTTTTCCAATAGGAAGAGACACTCATGATATATTCGCGTGATTTTTTCACATATTCTATTTTAAGATTTTCACATTGTAATGTAAGCTCTATGATCTAAAATTTCCGGTGATCCCGGTTAGGATTTATTTCGAGACTACAAATATGTTTATGAAAACCTCCTATTTAGGAGTTAAGGATTTTACGCCTTTACAAGTGAGATCGGCTGCGTTAGTTTGATACGCCAAACGTTAGCTTAAATTTTACCTCGTATTTCTAACAATTTTTTAAATACACAACAACTTAACTGTGTGCGACAGGATTCGCATAGGCATGGATTTGCCGACTTCGTGAGTGAGGAACTTACACAATTTCACCCGCATTATGATTATGTGGGTGACTCGTTGATGTCTTTTTCAAAGGCAGATATTACGAACTTCCAACGGGCTTTAGAAGAAGTCCATGATTTCAAATCAGAACTCTCGGTTTCTGAGATTCAAGATATGATGTCAAAAAAGATTGATGAAGTTAGGGATTTACCTAGTAAATTCCGATCACAACTCGATTGTATGTCAAGAATGGTTAAACTACTTAGTGATACTGCTTTTGATAATTACATGAATGTTGATGGACGATTATTAGCTGATTTGCTCTCTCAAGCTCTCTTAGCTTTGAAATTGATTTCCACAGAGCCTTCTATAACTAATTTAACTTTGGTTTTTACTTGTTGTTTAACCAAGTTGAAGTTACCACAAGATACATTTTTGAAATGTACCAAGTTTATACATGATTCTATTGAGGTAATGGTTGCCTCGATCAAAACACTTGGCTACAAAAGTGAATCTGCCATGACAAAAGTCGTAAGTTTTTTATCGAGTGTTTGTGGTGCAGTTGGTGAAATTTTGGAAGATAAAGTAATTGATATTGTATGTCACTTCATTGCTAAATTGATTGCCTTTTGGACCACTATCAGTGGTGGTTTTGCTGAGGAAGATTTTAAAATTTCACATATGCCTGAAGTGGTATCGAGAGTTCGAAAAATTCTTAGTGAAGGTAATGACATCGTTGAAACATTTTTAGGAGTTTATGAATGGATTACAGATAATTTCCCGAGATTTATCAAAGGAGATTTTTCTGGTATGTTTTTTGGAAAAGCAGAAACAGCCGCTTTTGAAACACGAGTTTCTCGTATTAAAAAGATGTATCCTTTAGTTACAAGTGGATCTTTATCCATTTTGAAAGAAGAATACAACCATACTTTATCCTCATATGATTCTGAAGTTTCTGAACTGATTAAAAATGCTGACAGGATGATGAAAAAGGCCAAAGATGCTCAAAAACCAGCTCTTAAACGTATGTCTGATGAGTTACGTGAAATTCAAACAGACCGCATATTAAAACAAGCACAAATTCAGACAAAAATGTCTGCCTTTGGTGTATGTTTTGTAGGTGGTTCAGGTGTGGGCAAATCATTACTAATGGAACAAACAGCTAGAACATTAATTCAAGCTGCAGGAGAAGTTCCTTCAAGTGATAAAATTGTATCAGGACAGATGAGTGACAAATTTGACTCAAACGAGTTACCTCACCATTTAGTTTTAATGTATGATGATGTTGCTAATAATAGTACTAATGAGAACTATGACAAACTTCTAAATGCAGTTAATGCACAAAGTAGACCTTTTTTAAAAGCTGCTGTAGAAGAGAAGGGTATCATGTTTCCTGGTAATATTGGTTGTGTAATATCAACTAATGTTCCTGGATATAATGCTCGCAAATCTAATTGTCCTGATTCTCTTGGTAGACGTTTTTTACACATCGAGGTTCAAATTAAACCATCTATTTTGGATGAAATTTGTGTACCTGGTACCCGTCGTATTGATCCAATTTTGGCTTCATCTAAAGGTACCCGAATGGATATTTGGATGTTTAACGTTTTTGAATTTGTTACGTTTGATGAAATTTCTGAAGATCAAAAACCACCTGACGTAGAACGGTGGGAAGGTATGTATGTCCGTCGTTTGAAATGGACGGATAAAGATATCAAAGATCAGACTTTTTGGGATCTAGCTTTGTTTTTAAAAGATAAAGCACGAACTCATTATGCTTCTCAGAAAAAATTATTAGATAAGATAATCGCAGGTCAACAAGAAGATTTTTGTAAAGAATGCTGTATTCCTTGCAGTGTTTGTATTTGTAATGTCCAGAGCGAATTTTTAACTGATTCTTACGATCTTGGTATTGATAGATTAGTTGAAAAATACAATCAATTCTGTACGTGGCAAAAAGAATGGTGGAATTTAGTTCTATTCCGTTCGATTTTGAGTATTTCTATAGCTATGGCACCTATCAATTATTATAAAGCCTTTTCAGGTTTAATTAGTATGATTTGTGTTATTTCTTTGGTTTGTAGATTTTCTTTATTGACTACTATATTATGCATTTTCGCTTTCACACCAATAGGTGTTTTAGCTATGATTTTGTATGCGTATAACAATCTTAGAAAACAATTAGCTACAAGAGTAGGAGTCCTGACACATTTAGCAGAAGAATCTGCTACTGTCTTTAGAACTCATCGAGACAAGATTTTTGTAGGTGCTGGATTAATTTCTTTTGCATATTTACTATATAAATCATTTCGACCTCGTAGTGAATTTCTCACTTTTAGAGATCAAATGCCCGAAAATGTACGAGCGAATTTCACTCGAGCCGAGAAGGCTCGTACTACTCCTATTGATAACATCATGCCTCATATGAAACGTGATATTGGAAAGATTAGTGTTGAAAAATCGGATGGACAAGTTAGCTCATGTTTAGCTTTTCCTATTTATTCGAATTTTTATGTAACAGCTGGTCACATGATTCCTGTAAAAGGGGATTTTTGTGTTACTATTGTTCATGAATCTTCACTCACTCCTACAGTTGCAAAACAAAAAATGAGTCAGAATCATGTTTACAGATTTCCAGGAAAAGACCTAGTGTTGATAAATATTCCCTCTGCTGTACCTAGAAAAGGATATTGTGATTATTTGTTAGGAAGAGAAACTTATCTTGGAGATCAAAGTGTACACTTGATATCTTACGATTTGGAAACTGCCCAGCGTTATACTTCGTTAACACGTATGTCTCCAGGGTGGAGTATGTTTTCCTCAACTTTCAAGACTGATAAGGTTGTATTAACTAAACCATATAGATATGCTTGCCCAAATGGTACGCGTAACGGAATGTGTGGTTCACTCATAGTTGATCAATCTAAAGCTATTATCTATGGATTTCATGTAGCTGGTAATGGTACTGATGGATTATGTAACACTTTGACTCGAGAAGAGGTTGAAAAAGCTATTAAAACCTTTTCTGGTTTCATACCAGTTAACCAGGGAAATTTACAATTGGGCGATTATAAACTTGAAAAAGGTTTGGGAATGATTGAACTTCGAGCTGGTGATTCAGCAGTAGATAAAGATGTTTCAGATCATAATTGTATTGTGGAAGGTATTATACCAGGAGCAAGTGCCACTTTTAAGAGTCCTTATCGAGAACATCCTTTTTATAAAGATGTTGTCGAGGAATTTGGAATTGAGAAGTCAGCTCCTCCACAAAAGATTAATGATCCATATCACAAGAGAAAAGCATTAACAAAATTAACTTCCCCTAACCAAGAATTTTCATTAGATGAGGTGGAATTTGCTTCCAATGATTATCTGAAAGAGATTCTTGAGAAAATTGACACATACACTTTTCAGGAGAAAAAAGAGTTATCTCGAATTTTAACAGTGCAAGAAGCATTGGATGGAATTGGAGAAAAATCTTTAGGTGGTATTGATAATTCTACATCTGTTGGATTTCCTTACAAAGGGAAGAAGATGGATTATTTAGAAAGAGATCCAATGGATATTAATCTACCACTTACTCCTAGGGAATTAAAAGAAGCACACAACACAAATATTGAAGATGAAATGAACAAAATGATAGAAACTTATAAGCAGGAAAAGTCTTGTAGACCTTTATTTAAATGTTCAATGAAAACAAATGAACTATTACCCAAAAATAAGTTTAAAGCTAGAGTTTTCATGGGAAGCAATTTCCCTTTCCTTCTTGTTTGTAGAAGATATCTTGCTCCGTATGTGAGAATGGTTTCACGAAATCGCTTTCTATTTGAATCAGCTAAAGGAATTAATATGGATTCTATTGAAGCAGAAGAACTCTATGAATACCTATCTGGTAATGAAGAGAGAACTGTTGCTTTGGATTATTCAGCGTTTGACCAAACAATGTCAGCGCAAGTTTCAACAGCTGTTTCTGGTTGTATTATCAAAGTCATGAGACATTTGGGATGTTCAGAAGAACATATCCTGATTACGAGAGGTATATTGACGGACATCAATTATCCGAATTTGAATTTCTTTGGGTCGGTTCTGCAATTAGCAAACAGTGATCCATCAGGTAACCCAATTACAACTGAATTAAACGGAGGGGTTAATTCTATATATCTGCGTATTTTCTTTTTCCGTATTTACGGAAAATTGAAAGGTAAAATTTCTTATCGTCAAGCGATTAAAACGATGACTTATGGAGATGATAATATCAACTCCGTACCAATGGAATTTAATAAGTTCAATGGAACAAATATCGTTGCTGAGGGTAAAAAGTGTGGTTTAACTATCACTATGGCCGATAAAGATGCAGATGTTACAGATTTTACTCACTTGCATGAGAGTGATTTCTTAAAAAGGAAGTTTCGTTATTGTCCTGATTTGGGACATATTCGTGCACCTCTTGCGAAAGATTCAATCTTTAAAAGTCTTTACTTTTTGAAGAATGATTCACCAGAATCTCCAGAAGTTTTATTTTCTCAAAATGTTGATGGCGCTTTGCGTAAGATTAGTCAGCATGGTAGAGAAAGTTTTGATGAAGCGAGACAAAAGTTATTGACCATAGCTCAAAAACATGAAGTCGTACCACTATGTAAATGGTGGACATATGATGAAATAATTGAGCATGACCGAAAGAATTATTATGATTTTTATCGGGGTCATGGACTTGCCGATGTAGAAGATAACGGTGCTGTAGAATCAGATTTTATATCTGAATCTTTTACAGAACCCGAAACAGATTTTGATTCTCATCAACAAATTGGTTCAGAATTGATCATATTTTGCAGTATTGGTTGTTTCATTTTGGATATGATATTGAGAGCTTTTTTCTATTTGATAGGTTCTCCACTTTCATATACTGAATCTTACTCTAAAATTATTCGTGACCATTCCCTTATATATGTTTTTCTCTCAATTATTGGGTATTTTATACCTATTGAGTATTGGAAAGATAGATTATATCGTTTGAGAGATGTTATCACCCTTTTGGGTATACCATCTCGATTATGGGAATCTGATGATGATTATATTTCAGAGAGCTATGATAATGGCTCAAATTTGAGATTTCGCAGGTCACCAAAAGATCTTTCTGATGAAGAAGTGAGAAGGATTTTAAAAGCCGCCACTGAAGAACCAGAAGTAGAGACTATTGATTTATTTCATGTGTTTCCTTTAATTCTTCAATCTGTGATAACAATAAGATCCTTTATACAAGACAG